CCGGATTTAGCTGCTGTTAGAGCTGATAATTGGAGGGGGCAGGAGGTAACTGTATATAACCAAATTCCTAAAGCCGACATATCACCAGAAGCTATTAATAAAATTGCAACTGATGCTAGAATGGTAACTCAAGGAATGGCACCTAATGTAACACACATGATGGATGCTGCGTTTTTACATAAGTTGGTTCAAGCTGCAAATGCCGCTGGTATTGAAGTCAGAGTTGTTCATGACGCATTCTTTGTTCATCCAAATGATGTCAAAGCTGTTAAACAACTATCTGGTAAAGTATTTCAAGATCTTCATGCTAACTACAATATCAGGCGAAAGATGGTCGAAGGGCTTTCTGAAGCTACTGGTATGCCAATAGAAGAAATATTAGCTAAAATTGAAGCTAAAGGTTTAACTATGGAAACCGGGTTTGATATTGGTGCACAACCAGTTGAAAGATTTACTAATGTTGTTAGAGGAGGATAATTATGTATAAAGACTACAATGTAATGTCCGCTCAAGGAATGACGGATGCTGAAATATTAAGAGCCAATGGGGGCCCAGAGAAATTTGCTGGAACCCCAAGAGTTAATACATTTATGGTTAATAAAGTTTATCACGATAATCTTAAAGCTGGAATGTCTAATAGCGAAGCAAATGTAAGAAGAGTTGAAGCTCAAAAGTTAGTGAAAGCTACTAAAGAGTGGAGAGGTTACTAAAAACAAAAAATAAAGCTACATTTTGGATAATTGTCCAATTTGTAGCTTTATTTTTGCTTTGTAGCAGAAAGTTGATACCCAGGATCTCCGTATGGGCTACTTCTTAGTGCTAGGCTTGTGTTTGTTTAGCCTTATTCTTTAGCATTCTACAACAAAAGATATGAAGCAATAAGCAAAAATAAAGGACCATAGCTAGGTATTAACCCAACTATAGTCCCATATTTGCTTACTTAATTTGCAGTAAGCTCTTTTGCCAAATCAGTAGCTGACAGTCCTCCTACTAACTTCCGCGGTTCTTTGCCATCAACTATAATAACTGTTGTAGGAAGAGACCTAACCCCATAAGTGATAGACATCTCAGTTCCTTTTGGCGACTCAATGTTATATTCTTCTACTTCCCAATTTTCTTTAAGCTTATTTGTTACTTGCTCAAATATAGGACCATAGTTTTGACAAGGTCCACACCAGTCAGCATGAAATTTCATTACTTTATTCATTATGTTTTCTCCGAACTATGAAACGCTGCAATCCTTAAAGATTTTATTAATCCTAAGATTGTAATCTCTAGCTCTTCTTTCATTTCATTGTTGTAACTAGCACTTTCATATAAACCAATTGCTATACTAAGTGCTTCTGCTATTTCCCCAACTGGGTAGTTTCCAGTTTCCATTATTTTTTCTCCTTAGAACCTACAATTGCAGGTTTCTTTTCTTCTTCTTTTTGTGGATTTTTAGTTTCAAGCAGAAATCCTACTAAATTTCCGTGTATAGCGTTATCCATTGGAATTTCATCAATTTCAACTATTGATGTATTTAAGAAATGTGAATCTGTATCCACCATTTGAATTGTTACTTTAGCCATTAGTGCCATTATTATTCTCCTATTACTTGCATTATTGTGTTTTCAGTATACCACCTGAATTTATTTTTAGTTGCCCATTCGCCATGGGTTAGCTTTGTGCCATCTTTACGAGCTTTTGCATGAGGCATTGGGGTTTTATGATTGTAAAATAGAAATAGTAACTCTTTGCCTTTAGGTAAAGACTCCCTAACCCATACATATTTTCTAGCCTCAGCATTATCCATAAATCTTCCTTTAGCTTCAATAATTAAACTGCCTTTGCTAAAGTCAGGAGTATAGGTGTGATCAATTGTATATGGAATCTTTTCTGGGTGGTGTTCCCAGCTATTTAATATCCCATCCCCTAATTCACCTTCCCATTTGGAATCAGCCCCTCTTACAGAAGCTTTCCATTTGTTATTTGGTCTATATGCCATGCAAATCCTCTATTTTATTAATATACTCTTTTTTGCTAAGTTTAACCTCTTCACTCCAACCCCAGGATTCTCCCGACATTCCTGCCGCATTGTAGTCTGTGACGGTTCCTTCAAAGAAGTTTTTAAAGCTATCGCCGCCAATAATCCATTCTACCCAAGGTAGCGGATTTTCTTTAACTTTGAAATTAGGCTTTAATCCTAATTGTATAAGTCTCCTATCTGCAATATATCTAATATACTGCTTAACCTCTTCAGACGTTAGTCCTTCAACGGGCCCAAGATCAAATGCTAAGTCAACTACTTTATCTTCTAGTGCAACAGCAACTCTAACCATTTCGTACACTTCATTTTTAAATTGGTCATTAACAACACGTGGATGTTCATCAACAAATACTCTAAATAACTTAGTCATAGCTTCTACGTGCTTAGTTTCGTCTCTTATTGACCACTCCACAACTTCACACATACCTTTCATCTTACCAAACCTCTGATAATTAAGAAGCATAATAAACGCCGAAAACAGGCTCATGCCTTCATTAATACAAGTTTGAGCTAAAGCTTTGCCTAAACCATGGTGTGTGCTTACATCGTTATCTTGCATAAACTCAATCTTAGCGACCATTTCTTCATACTCTAAAAATGCTGAGTACTCTTCATCAGGAAAGCCTAATGTATCGCTTAGTAAGGCGTAAGCTCTTTGATGCGTTCCCTCACGATTAGCAAAAGATAAAAGCATATTCCTAATTTCATTGTTTTTAAACTTAGGAATAAATAAATCGCAGTAGTTTGAGGCCACTTGCACATCTGATTGTGTAAACAATCTAAATATTTGCGTTATGTGGTTCTTTTCTTTTGGGGTTATTACTTCTTTCTTCCATTGATCAACGTCTTCTTGTAACTTTAATTCCCAAGTGCCCCAATGAATCTTTTCATGATCCTCTGTGACCTCCATTGCAAATGGGTATTTAAAGGGTTTGTACGTTTTACTCTCTTCTAATAAACTCATTTTTCTCTCCCTGTATTTATCCCGAGCACGCTAAGCACTCAGTATCATCAATTTTAAAATCTTTAATTTTGTCTTGTTCTACCTTTATTCCAACTTTTTCACCCGTCTCACCTGCTGATGCTCTTAGATAATATAAACCCTTAAGATTAGATTTCCAAGCTGTTATATGAACGCTATTAACATAAGACTTCATAGATCCTGCTTCAAAGAATACATTAACGGATTGGCCTTGGCAAATGTGTACTTGTCTGTCTGCAGCATGTTGAACAACCCAATGTTGATCCAACTCAAATGCAGTTTTAAATACATCTTTTTCCCAATCTGATAAGTAGTCTAAGTGCTGAACAGATCCTTCGTGCCTTATAATATCTCTCCACTCTTCCTCCAACCATTCTTTGCCTTTAGCTAATCGAAGCCTGTGCTCTTCTAAAACAAATTCTAAATTAGCATTTTTAATTAAATGGGCCCCAACTCTAGTTCTGTGCGTAAATGCATTTGACTTAAGTGGTTCAATAGAGGGCGATGTTCCAAGTATCATACCTGAATTAGCGTTAGGCGCAATAGCTAACAAATGACTATTTCTGTGGCCTGTTCCTTTGCCAAGTTTGTATTCGCCTCTTATTTTAGCTAAAGCCTTAGTAGACTCTACCGCTTGTTCTTTAATATGCTTAAACATCATTTGGTTTCTACCTACAGCTAATGCAGATTCAAATGGTATATTATGCGACTGTAGATAACTATGAAAACCCATAGCTCCTAAACCTAAGCTCCGTTCAGACACAGCGGAGTTTACAGCTCTTGCTATTTCTGGTGGTGAATGCTTTATAAATTCTTCAAGCACATTGTCTAACATAGTAATTAGGTCTTGTACTAAAGTTGTGTCAACCCAATCTTCAAACTTTTCTAAGTTAACAGACGACAGGCAGCATACAGCTGTTCTATTTTCATCTGTTGGCAAATGAATTTCATTACATAAGTTAGAACCTTTAATAGATAACCCATGATCTTTTAAAGCTTGTGGCAATTTTCTGTTAGCCTCATCAATAAAGTTAATGTAAGGTTCTCCTGTCCTAAATCTTGTCTCCAGTACTCTTTGCCATAAGCCCCTGGC